GAATATAAAATTATTAAGCATATTATTAAAACAAAAGTGAAATAACTGTTTACTTTTTCTCAATTGTGTATTATAATAGACTCAAGAAATAATGAAAGAGACTTATATTATGAATGTATTACACGAAAAACTGGAAGTATTTGATCAAGGCAAAGTAATTGAAATGTATTCCGAGAAAGATGGATGTGCTGTGAAGTATGTGTGTACTACTGAAATCCTTCCAACTTCAGTCGTAGCTGATGTCTACTATAGAGATACCCCTCATCCCGAGTTTGGAAATCGTTACTTTGGTATCTTTTTAGATGGCATGGGTCGTGGTACTATTACTTCAATGGATGCTGTAGAAGAATATGACTTTGCGGCTATCCAAGACGATGAAGGTAATTATCACTATAGCCAACATCGTCATGATTATAAGAAGTTCGATAACGGTAATATGATTGATGGCGGACGACACTATATTCGTTCTAGTGGTTCAGTCGATATGTTTGAAGTTAAAGATGGTGAATTCATTAAGTTAAGAGATAATTGATGGATACATACTTAAAATGGATTGGTACTGTTATATTCTTTATAGCAGCACTACTATTAGCACTTAACCTTGAGTTTTCTAAAATCGGGTTCTTGCTATTTTTTATTGGCCATATTATATTTACATTTGTCTTTAGAAATGATCGACCTATGTTGATTCAGAATCTAGGATTTTTAGTATTAGATATTGTGGCAATTTTTAGATGGATTATTTTAGTTTAAAGGAAATATTATGATTAAACCAACAGGCTCAAATGTGTTTGTTACAGCCCACGAAAAAGAAGCTACTACAGCTTCTGGTATTATTTTAACAGGAGAAACTGAGACTGGTTCTAAACCAGGATTAGTTCAAGCTATTGGTAATAGAGTGGAAAATATGGGTCCGGGTGATTTGGTATATCTTCGATGGGATAAAGCTATGGCTATTACATTTGAAGGAACTAAGGGTGCTTTGATTAGCCAAGATGATATTCTTGCAGTTGTTGCAAATTAATTGTAAAAAAATTGTATTTCTTTGTTTTTATGTGGTATAATGTACTCAAGAAATAAGGAAATACACCATGAAACAACTACATATTGAATCAATTCAAACTCCTGAAGAAGCTATTAAACCTCTTATGGAAAGATACCTTCAGTTATTAAATTCTCATGACTGGTCTTATGAATATTCTGATGATAGATCATTTAGAATAGCTGGTGCTGAGCATCTACAAGCTATTCGTGATTTAGCAAAAGTAGTTGATCCTGATTTCGATATCTATTGGGAACATTCACCATTCACTCGTCCATCGGAGAAAGTATAATGAAAAAGTTAATCTTATCTGCTATGTTAGCCTCGGCATCATTCACGGCTAATGCATCTAACGATTATGATGTTAATGATATGTTCTATATGGCTGATACATTATATTGTGAAGCTCGTGGTGAAGGTCGTGTTGGTATGATGGCTATTGCTGATGTTATTATGAATAGAGTTGAATCTAAAAGATGGCCTAATTCTGTTTATGAAGTAACTCGTCAGAAGTATCAATTCTCTTGTATCAATGATGGTAAAGCTCAAACACTAAAAATTGACGAAGATTCAGAAGAGTATGAATTGGCTCTATATATCTCACAACGTGTACTAAGTGGTAAGTCTCCTCGCATCACTTATGCTACTCATTATCATACAACTGCTATTAAGCCTACATGGTCTAAAAGCAAAGAAATAACTAAGCTTGGTTTAATTGGTAACCACGTATTTTACGATTACAAATAAGGAATTATTGTGACTATATTTGATAGAGATTATCTTGATCTCATTATGAGCATTTATGAATATGGAGAAACTACTAAAGATAGAACTTCAGTAGGTGCATCCATCCAAAGTTTTGGTCATACTATGATTCATACATATCACAAACAGGGAGATTTCTATGAAATGCCCTTTACTCAACTAAGAACCTTTGGTCCTAAACTATCTTTTGAAGAATGGAAATGGATGATGTCCGGTTCAACTGATGTTACTGAGCTACAGGCTAAAAATGTTCATATCTGGGACGGTAATAGTACTCGCGAGTTCCTTGATAAGAGAGGACTAGAGCATGTTCCAGAAAATCATATTGGTAAGGCTTATGGCCATCAATTCAGACACCTAGAAGGTAATGACCAAATTGCTAAGCTTGTTGATGATCTAAAGAATAATCCTACTTCACGTAGACACATGGTGACTGTTTGGAATCCTCAGGATCTATCTGAGATGGCACTGGAACCTTGTTCTCACACATATAACTTTGTTGTTATTGGTGGTAAGTTGAATCTAATGCAGCACATGAGATCAACTGATGTTGTATTTGGATTACCATATAACTGGTCATTTGGAGCATACTTCTTATTATCGTTATGTAAGCTTACTGGATTGGAACCAGGAGAACATATGATTACTATGGCTAATGCTCATATCTATGAGAATCAAGTTCCTATTGTTGAAGAACTTATTGCTCATGAATATAATAAAAGGAAAGATACAAAGGCGGGTAATACACCATACACAACACCAATGGCTAAGATTAATAAGATTATTATGACATTAGATGATATGTTGGATATGGAATACTCAGATATTGAGATTGTGGGATTCACTCGTGGTCCTAAAATTGGTAACGTAGAAATGGCGGTATAGATATGTCACATTATGATGAGTTAAGACATGCGGAGTATATGAAAGAGATTGAGAATGATCCACAAACACCTCAGGAAATATCTGATTATAAACGTAGATGGATGACTAAGGCTCATTCTAGTATTAAGTTTCATTCTGATTTATCTGTTAAAGCCAAAGATTGGTGCAGACGTAATATGAAGCGTCAGGCGTGGTCTATGTCAACATGGTCTGATGTTTATGAGCATACACTCCATTTTGAGTGTCCTTATGATGCATCATCTTTTCAGGAATTTATTACACAATAATTATCAACAAAGGAAATAAAATGAAGATTTTAAAGTTTGAAGCAGAATGGTGTGGCCCATGTAAAATGTTAAGCAAGACTATGGATTCTTTAGTATTTCCGTATCCTATTGAAGTTATTAATATTGATGACGATCAAAAACTAGCTATCAAATACGGCATTAGAGGAGTTCCAGCTATGATATTACTAGATGAAGATGAAGATGAAAAGGATGTAAAGATCATTATGGGAATTCAAACTAAGAAAGAACTTATGGACAACTTCGATGCAAAAGAAGCTGAATCAACAACAACATTTGACGGGTACCAATAATGAGCTATCAAGACGAAACACAAAAAAATCCACTATATGTTCGCCCGGTAAGTAACCTATACTCATTCTACTTATTTAAGGTAGGTTCTCCTGAATCTTATGCTGATTGGTTTGAAACAATGAGACAAGCTGGAGAGCACGATCTAGTCAAGATCCACGTCAATTCACCAGGAGGTGATCTTAATACTACTGTTCAATTGATGCGATGTATGGCTGAATGTCAAGCCACGGTAGTAGTATCGGTAGAAGGTGAATGTATGTCAGCAGCTACAATGATTCTAATGCAGGCAGACATGGTTGAAATTAGTGACCATTCCATTTTTATGTTTCATAACTATTCGGGCGGAGCTATTGGTAAGGGAGGAGAGATCTTCGATAAGGTTACATTCGAGAAACCTTGGATTGGTGGTATTATGAGAGATTGCTATGAGCACTTCTTATCTGACGAAGAAATTGAGAAGATGTTGGATGGTAAAGATCATTGGATGGATAGTAAAGAAGTGACTGAACGTCTTAATAATAGAGCGGACATCCTTAACTCTATGAAAGAAGAATTAGAAGATACAAATGAATCATAAAGAGGCTTCACTTATTTCCCGCTGTTATACTGAAAGGAGTATTTATTATGAAAGAAGCATTTGCTTGGGGAGAGTAGCATGAAACAATTCTATTCACTATACATTGGAAGAAGATCATACTATTTCCAATCTGAATTACACTTAAAAGATGCTCAATCCCGCAGTAAAGGGGTTGGGGCATCTGATACATTTTATATGCAATTTGCTGCATTTGTATTTGATCATGGAGAAGGTAAATTTATTAAGTCTCGATATGATCTACTAACCCTACTTGAAGAAATGAGTGTTCCCCCTCAATCTTAATGGGTCCTCCCTGTTGACATTATAATTAATCTGTGTTATAATATGCTTAAATGAATGGAACTCTATACTATGAAAACACTTGAAATGTTACAAAATCTTAAAGCAGAGTCTGGTACTAATAAAAAACTAGATCTGCTTAAATCTTACCTACAAGAAAATCCTTTATTACAAGATGTTTTTCATCTAGCTTTATCTACTGAACTTCAATTTGGTATTAAAAAGATTCCTGATTACACCCCAAGTAAAGCACAGCCTTATTTGGCCTTATCATATGCCTTAGAAACATTAGTTGAAGATTTCGCCACCAACAAGAGAACTGGTAATGAGCGTATCGACTCATTTAAAATGTTATTAGAAATGTCTCGACCTGACGATGCTAAAGTATTAGAAATGGTTGTACAGAAAAAGCTTGATTGTGGTATCTCTACTACTAATGCTAATAAGTGTTTATCTAGACCAATCCCAGTATTCGATGTAATGCTTTGCTCTAAGAATGAGAAGAAGACACTAGACAAAATCAAACTAGATGATATGATTCTTCAAACTAAGCTAGATGGTATGCGTGTTATTATCTCTGTGGATAATGATGGCTTAGTTAGATATCGCACTAGACAAGGTAAAGAGTTTGATATGCCCGAGAAGTACAATCAATTGTTTAGTCAGTTTGTTGGTGCTGTCTTTGACGGTGAAGCTGTTATCCGTAAAGAGGGTGATATCTTAGATAGAAAAACTGGTAATGGTATCATGAATAGTATCCGTCAAGGTAAAGCTTCTCAAGAGGATATGAACTCAGTTGTATTCGCTTTATGGGATATGGTATCATACGATGGATTCTTTAAAGGTTGTGACGCTGTTGAGTATAAGCACAGATACTGGAATATGATATCATTGTCAGAATTAATCGACTCTGACAATATTATGTTTCCATTAACTAGAATTAACGTGACATCTAATGAAGATATTAATGAGTTCTATGAGTTGAATAGAGACAAAGGTGAAGAAGGCATTATCATTAAAGATGGTTCTAAGCCTTATGAAGCTAAACGTGTTAAGCACCAGATTAAAATGAAAGCCGAAGAATCAGCTGATTTAATCGTCGTTGGTGTTGAAGAAGGCACGGGTAAACATAAAGATAAACTTGGTGCTTTAGTTTGTGAAACAGCTGATGGTCTATTAAGAGTAAATGTGGGTACTGGTTTTTCAGATGCCCAGCGTTTAGCTCTATGGGAAATTAATAAGTTAGATGAACCATTTGTATCATCTGTTGACAAAATTGTAGAAGTAAAGTATAATGAAGTTATACAATCTAGAGGTAAAGACCACAAGTCGTTATTCTTACCTGTCTTTGTTGAATTTAGAACAGACAAGAATGTAGCTAATACTTTGGAAGAATTGAAATGAGTAACTTAGTCGAATAAAGTGAAAATAATTGTTTACTTTTAAATAGTCTTATAGTATAATAGACTTAACAAATAAACAAATAGAAGGAATATATTATGTTCGCAGTTACTTACAAAAATATAGGTTTAGAAGCTAACGATCCACGTAGAAATACACTTAGCTGTTATGTTAGTCACATAGAATTATACACAGATGCTTTAGAAGTACAAGAAGAATTTTATCGCGAAATGGGTGAAAATTCTTACGAGTTATTCACTACTAATATTGTTGAACACGACTAACAAATAAACAAAGCTATAAGAGTTCCATTATGTCAACTTCTAAACGTAAAAAGCTAGAAAGACAAGCTAAAATGAAAGCTGAATCGCAAGCAAGAAAGAACCCTGGATTAATTCCAAAAACATCGATGAAAAGAACTAAGGAGTTTAAAGAGTATGTCCCAAGTAAATCTAGCTACATCCGAGACACAAAGTACATTCCCAGCCTACATAGTACCAAGAAGTCAGGTTCAGACGGAAAGTCATCGCCCGAGTACACAGGAGATTACATTATCGGACTTGCCACAACGCACAAATCAAACATTGTACCAGTTGGACGCGGCGACTCTCCGGAAGAATATGCTAAGATGAGAAGGAATTAATTATGTCAAATTGCGATGAAAGGTCTTTAACTCTAACTATGGATAACTATGCTAGACAAGGTTTTACCTTCAATCAAGTATTACGTGAACTAGCTAAAGACGAATCTTGTGCTTCAATGACTATAGCTAAGTTGATGGACGCTTATAGTCTGGCAGTAGGAAGATACGAATTAACCAAGGATTTAGTATAATGAAAGATATGACATTAAGTATTCACACTGATTGCACGTGCCCAATATGCGGTGAAACTTCTGATATCAGCTTAATGCTTAATATCGAAAAAACATTAGTATATAAGAAGTGTTCAGCCTGTGGTATTGAGTTCGGGGATAATAACGAAATTAAAGCAAGTGTGTCAATTGCTGACGCTATTGGTAAAGCAGTAGTTAGTGAAGTAGAATCTATTCGAATGGATGCTTACAACAGTGGCAATCCAGCTACTACAATTGGTATGTGTAATAAAATATTAAGAAAATATACCAAATAATTGTTTACTTTTTTACTGTTCTATTGTATAATGGTTTAAGAAATAAAGAATAAGGACTTATTATGAATGAATTAAAGGGTAGCGCTTTTGACGATTATACTAAAGTTGTTAAAATAATTGATAGTATTGATAGCATTATGCACATCCAACAGGTTCATGGGATTGTCAAGCGATTTTATAATAAATGGAACGATGAAGCAAGAGGTCTTCCTAGTCTTTCACTTAAACTTTCTGAGAAAAAGCATCAATTAGGAAAAGCCAAATGAAAATTAAACTAACTCGATCAGACATTTACTGTTTACTACAAAAAGGTTTCTTAGATACACGGCAAGATGGTGTTCTATTCGGGATTAAAATAGCGTCTAAAACCAAAGTATTTATTAATGACTGGGGGCGTAGAACTTATAAGTCTACTGAAGCAAAACGTATCTACGAAAACTCTAAAGACGCTACACTACTTGTACACGCCAATCGTAATTTAGGTAATATAGAATTTCCTGTATTAACTAAAAACGCCGCAGTTATCCACGATTATGCCAAAGATGGTTACTTTTTAAGGACTGGTGTGCGGGGACAGCGTGATATAGATATTTTAGGAAGAACAATTATCCTTGATGAACCACAATTAAATATAAAAGATATACATGCTTTAACTAGATTTGTTAAAGACCTAGTAGAAGCAGGGGCTAAAGAAGTTCACTTATATGGAGAGTTTCCGTGGGCGTGGGAAAAGAGGTTGGGTACAGACAATATCTTTTATAATCATCGAGAAGCTCCAATTGATGTTCAACGACACATAGACTCTCAAACTAAAGGCGACTAACATGTACCAGAATAGAAATGGAATACAGTTCAGCTATAGCGATACATTCAGCTTAGATGCTAAGTTAGCTCCTATTATGCTAAACGCTATTAATAAGTTCTTGGAAGTTAAGTCTAGTAAAGATGCTTGGTTCGGTGTACCTAACTCTATTATGACTGAGTTGTTTGAGCCTTCAGATAGTAACACCGAAGAACAGCTAGATATTGGTGATGCTGAATGGACACGTAGGCTTAATGAAATGAAGTATGCTTTTGAACAATCTATAATTGATGAAATCGACTTAATGCCAGACGACGCACAAAAAAGGCTGTTACCTGATAACATAGACCATTATGATAGTTTATTTATTCAGCTTATACCTAACCCAAACTATTCTGAAGAAATAAACAATAAGTATTGGGATGATATGAAAGCACGTAGAGAACGTATTCAACAGGGTTTAGATTATTTCGCTAAACATTTCTCGGACTTATGGTGGTAGTATGGAAGACCTAGAAATAAAAGCATTCAATGATAGAGAAGACGAAATAACTAAACGAATGGTTGAACTAGGTTATGGTACAACAGATTTCTATGTAGTTATGAATGATATTAGATATCCTATGGTTGTACTATGGGAAGATTATCAATGGGCATGGTGGGATAACGAAAATGATTGTCCTGAACTATTTCAAACTGAAGATTTTGATTAGGAGAAAACAATGGAACAGAAAGACTTAACTAAAAATATGGTGTTTCACAGTAGAAGTAAAGAATCTTGTGAAGAAGTAATCGCCAAATACAAAGGCACAGAACTAGAAAAAACTAATGGTTCTATACGTGACTGGGTTATCGCCTCAGAACAACAGTTAGCTAAACTAGCTAAGGAGTAATTATGTGTGTTTTAGACCTTAGTAAAAAACTAAAAAAGCTTTATAATAAACAAACTAAACAAAACCTTAAAGGTAAGTTTAAAAAAGCTAGACGTACTGAACTAAAGATTATCAAGCTACTACTCAAAGTTCGAGGCAGCGTATTGTGATTATTCATCATAACCAATTAAAAATTGACGAAATCATTAAAAATTATTCCGAAAAAGATGGTGTGCCAATTAAATATGTTATGTCCACGGCATACAACAGTTCTCCATATATTGTAGATATCTTTTATAGAGATACACCACATCCTGAGTTTGGCAATAAGTATTTTGGATTATATGTGCACGATTTCAAAGGAACAATGATTACCGATTCTACTTGGATTGAAGGTACTGTTATTGATTGTGTTGAAGATGACGATGGTAATTATCAATATTCAAATCAACGACACGATTACAAGAAGTTTGAAAATGGTAACATGATTGATGGCGGCAGAGCTTATACAAGAAGTAACGGGTCAATCACAAGATTTAAAGTAACAGAAGGAGAGTTGCATGAGATTTAAAGTTAATGTTCAACCCAATGATGGCGATTTCCGAGTCGTAAAGAAGTTTGCTTGGATTCCCGTTGTTGCTAATAACTTAGAACATACTTGGATTTGGCTTGAAAAATATGATTCACACGAAGTATATGTTAACACGATTAAAGAAGATCAGGATTCGTATGGAATGGCTACCGAACATGGAACAGAGGGTTGGTTTAGAAAAGAAGCTCATGCTATTTTAGATCCTGATAATAAAAAAGAAGCTCCAGAATTTCTTAAAGAAAATAATGAAAAAAAGTGAAAATAAATGTTTACTTTTGAATATTGTTGTGATATAATAGATCTATCAAATAAAACAAATGGAGTAAACATTATGACTGAGTCTCAAAAAGCAGAAAGATTAGAGCTTATTAAAAAAGTAAATGCTAAAGTTCAGCGTAGCGCGGTTAATAAATCTAGAATTCGTCGCTGGATTAATCAAGACGAGTTTGAAGCAAAGCGCAATGAAGAACGTCAATTTGACGCTATGATCGAAAAAATGGATGAAAATCACAACGAATATACTGATAGCGCTAAATACGCTGAAAAATATTATGGTGAAACATACCATGAAACAACTAAACTTGATAACGAATGGAGCTAATATGAATGTCGCTATAGTTTTTGCACTGGTAATATTTTTATTATTAATTATACCAATTATAACAATTGAAGCTGTAAATATACTTTTTGGTTTAGAAATTCAAGTAACATTAATAACATGGCTTTGCACATTTTGGCTTATAATGTTATTTGGCGGTAGTGGAAAATCTTATTCTAAAAAATAAGATCTTAATAAATTTTAAATGAGGATAATATAATGATCAGAGAAAACATGTTAAACGAACTTCGAACTGGTGTTAAAACTGTAACATTCACTAAATTGAATGGTGAAGAACGCGTTATGGATTGCACTCTTAATATGGAATTAATTCCAATTGAATCTCAACCTAAAACCGACGGTAATGTTACTGAAAGCACAGCAACAGAAACCACCATTAAAGTTTATGACGTGAAAGCCGAAGGTTGGCGCTCATTTAAAGTAGATAGCGTAAAGAACTTTGCTTAATATTACTCGCAAAGAGCTAGTAGAGTCTTTAGAGGCTAAAGTGTGTGTTATAACATATACTCCTTTAAACTCTACTAGAAAAACAATTGAAGCAACCTTGCGCTCAGATATTATCGCAGAGTTAGACAATAGACCAGAGGGGTTTGACGATAATCGTGAAGCAGCCCTTTTTGATCTACATTGTGTAAATGTTCTTGATATTAAATCCAACCAATGGCTAACAATTCCAGTATCAAGCATTAGCCTTTTTTCTGCTCCGTAATATTGCATAGGAGAAATAATGAATGAAATAGAAGACAATATTTTAACTAAAAAGAAGTTTGCTTTGTTAATAGAAAATACTGTAATTAAGCATAGACTTGGATATATGGATGCTATTATTCATATATGCGAAGAACGAGGTATTGACCCTAGTGAAATTGGAAAGTTAGTATCTCCAGTTATTAAAGAAAAACTTCAAGCCGAATGTGTCAAAAATCGTTTAATTAAAGTCGATGATACTGCAGGCGTATTGCCGGTATGATTAATATGCAACCATTTGATGCTTACAGATATTATCAAGCGCTAAAGCTGCATTTTGAGTCTAAGACTTTTGATGCAGTTAAATATAATTATAAAACCAGTGCAAGCCAGAAAAGCTTCTGGAAACGCAATGACAAATACCACTTTGCTAAGGTGGCTAAAAGATTTAAAGATGTCAATGTTATGATTGGATACTATGCTTCTCATTTTGTTAATGGTACAAAGTGGATTGGTGAAATGCTAAATCACGATGAAGAGTATCAAGCATGGTTAAAACGCATGCAGTCAATATCATACGTCTTTGAACAGGATCTCAACCATTTGTCACTTGAGTATGATTCATTTGATTCAATGCTTAAGAGTAACGAAGGTGAGCATCCGCCTATAGTAACAGCATTTCTTCAAGAAGAAATTTCTTTAGAAACTATTGTTATTATAAATAAACTCACGGGATTTATGTCTCGTGCAGATAAGAAGATCACAGAAACAATTATGTGGCCAGATCTTTCTTTAAAAATACGAAAGTACGATCCATTTGTTCGAGTTGATCTTGAAAAAATGAAAAAAATTGTGCTAAAAGTGTTTACATCATGATGGAATTGTGGTATAATATACTCATTCCAGTTTTGGATAATACAGCTATACAACGATAATACAATGTCAATACAAGGAAAATACATATATGTCATTCTCAAATCTAAAATCTCGATCAAAAGATATCTCATCACTAGTTGCTGCAGCTGAAAAAGCTGGTGGCGGTTCTCAAGAAAAAAAATCTTATGGCGATGATCGCTTCTGGAAACCAAACGTAGACAAATCAGGTAACGGCTATGCGGTAATTCGTTTCTTACCTGCCGCTGAAGGTGAAGATCTTCCGTGGGTTAAATACTGGGATCACGGTTTTAAAGGACCTACTGGTCAATGGTATATCGAAAACTCTTTAACTTCGATCGGTCAAGATGATCCAGTATCTGAACATAACTCACAGTTATGGAATTCTGGTGTCGAATCTGATAAAGATAAAGCACGTGCACAGAAACGTCGACTACACTATGTAACTAACATTATGGTTGTTGATGATCCATCAGATCCATCTAACAATGGTAAAGTTTTCTTATATAAGTTTGGTAAAAAAATCTTTGATAAAATTATGGATGTTATGCAACCACAATTTGCTGATGAAGAACCTATCAACCCATTTGATTTCTGGGAAGGTGCAAACTTCAAATTGAAGATTCGTAACGTTGAAGGATATCGCAACTATGATAAATCAGAATTTGCAAATGCATCTGTTTTATCTGATGATGACGAGAAATTAGAAGCAGTATATAACCGTCTATATAAGTTACAGGATTTTATTGATCCTTCTAACTACAAGACATATGCTGAACTAAAAGCTAAATTAGCACGAGTACTTGGTGAAAATGCTGTTCCTATGACTACTGCTGAAGCGGTAAGCTTAGATGAACAAGTATCTGCTCCATCATATACATCAGCACCTGAGCCGACTGCATCCACGCAATCCGCATCTAGTGACGACGATGATGATACTCTAAGTTACTTTAAAAACCTAGCTAATAGCTAAAGATAAAGGGGATCTTAATGGTCCCCTTTTTTTTATCTTCCTGAACCGTATCTAGTATCTTCTTGAGCACGTCTACTATATGGATCCATTTCTGAACCAACATACACTTGACTATTACTAGTTGTAACACTTGTTGGAGCATTAACAGTACTAACCGAAGTATTCCCGCCCATACTAACCGAAGTATTATTATCAATTGATTGGTTAAGAGAGCTTTGAGCTTCTTCCAAATTATTCAATTGAGTTTGTGGTTCTTGGGTTGGAACATCATTATTGCCACTAGGCTCTGATGGAGACTGTGCAGGCAATTCAGCCCACTCATAAACAGAATCTGGAATTGGGTTTAAGTTGATAGCTCCACCCCCAACTTTAGTAAAACCTAAATCAACTTCTGGCAATTCAAAAC